GCGCCTGTAACTACACTCGACCAAACCAACCCGGACGTTGCGATTGCTTACGATACTCTATTAACAGTATCCCGAGAAGTACAGGCAGAAGGCTGGAGCTTCAACACAGAATATGACTACCCAGAAACTACTACAAATAAACAATATACCATCCCTAACAACATGTTGCAAGTAGATCTTGCAGAAGGTACTATCTCCAGTAGAGTAGCTACTGGTAATAGAGATGTTGTAAGAAAGGATGGTAAACTATATGATAAGTACAACCACACCCATGATATTACAACTGAAGATAGTGGGGACATTAAACTAGATGTAACTTGGTGGTATGATTGGGTTGACTTGCCTATACCTATTCAAGATTACATTGTCTCTAGGGCAGCTGTGATCGTCTCCAGCCGCATCGTAGGAGATGGTGGACAGTACCAAATGTTACAACAGAAAGAAGCTTACACAAGGGCGATGGCCTTAGAGTATGAAACTAAACAAGGTGACTACTCATTCTTCGGACATCCTAGAGGACAGAAGAATTATAACAGCTATCAACCCTACCACACACTTGCACGATAATGGCAGCAGTAACTCAAACAGTATCCAACTTTCTAGGTGGGGTATCAAAACAAACAGATCAAAAGAAACTTCCTGGTCAGGTAAGAGACTGCCTTAATGCTTACCCTGACCCAACCTTTGGTTTAATGAAGAGACCGGGGTTTAAATTCATTAAGACTATTTACACACCTTCATCTGGAACTGATCCAGAACTGAAGGATGGTAAGTGGTTCTTCATTAAACGAGATAACGATGAAGTATATATTGGATGTATTTTAAGGGCATATACAGATGAAGATAGTACTACACAGGATTCAGATCACTACAACAATCCTATTAGAATTTGGAATAAGTCAGGCACAGAAGTTACACCTAATATAACTTATCCTGACGGTAAAACCTATCTAAATACTACACACGATAACTACGATGTATTAACAGTACAAGATACGTCTATCATTACTAATAAGACTAAAATATGTAAACCACTAGCAGCACCTACAAGTCATATTTCTGGTTCCTTTGGTACTATACGATTACTAAATGTTGCATACAGTAATAGGTATATAGTTAAAGTAAAGATACCATCCGTAAGTAATAATTTCTATGGAACTGATTATAGTGAGAGTATCAAGTATGTTGGTAATTCAACTGATCTAGTAGATTCAGAAAGAACAGAAGGTAGTTATTTAGGTATAACTCCTACAACACAGAAACGGGGAGATCCTGAGGCAACCTTTACTGCGACAGAGCAAGCCACATTTAACGTAACAGTTAATGCTAGTGGTGGTACTATTGTAAGCCTCGCTAATAGAGGTAGAGGATATCAGAAGGGTGATACATTTACATTCAATGATGCAGTTCTTGGTGGTGAAAGTGCTATAAAATCAATAGGACTTACTACCGGTAAGACTGGTTCAGGCCGTACTACTGGTACGTATACAGTTACTGGATTGACTGGCGGCACCAACGGAACCGAAGCTGAGGTAACTGTTTATATTGCTGACGATAGTGATGACACAGCAACAGTGCAGCTTCAAGAAGGTGGTAAAGGTTGGGTAAAGGACGATACTATCTCTATATCCAGTTCAGACTTTGGAGGAGGTACAGATATTACCTTAACAGTCACAGATGTAAACCAGTCGAAGGATTTAAAAACAGAGGTATTAGAGTTAAATGATGATGTAACAGATAATATAGCTGCTCAATACTACACTATTAATGCAGAGGATAATACAACAGCTAATCAAGTAAGCACTCCTGCAGATGAGAAGTATCTCACTGCTAATAGAATACTAAAACAATTAAAGACAGGGTTAGCGGCAACATATAATACAGTGGCTATCCCAACAGGCTTTGTTTGGAATATAACACAACTAGATTCTACACTAGAATTAGAATTAAAAACTAATACAGGTTCAGGTTATTCAGTTGCTACTAATTTAACTACAACTGGTGGAACTGGTTCAGGATTAAAAGTAAATGTTGATAGTGTTAGTGGTGGTGAGGTTACAGCTGTAGCAATACATACTGCTGGTACAGGGTATGCAGTTGATGATGTAGTTATAATTAACACTGCTGGTGCAAACTGTGGTGTTAAAGTTACAGCTATATCAACTGGTGGAGTACCAACTGCGTTAGAGATTGACGCCTTTATCCCTTTTGAACTAACTACATCAGACAACCAAGGTAACTTCAGTATACAATCATTTAATGAAGATGTCAACAGTGTAGCTGATTTACCAGCACAAACTACGAATAATAGGATAGTTAGAGTTATTAACTCAGGTCCTGCAGATACAACTTATTGGACTAAGTTTACAGCTGAAGATGGAGTAAAAGGTAAAGGGTTCTGGGAAGAGAGTATCGATCCAACTGTTTCAACAGGACTGGATAAGACAACGATGCCTCATGAGTTATTTAACAGTATTACTGATCACTTTATCTTTAGACAAGCCAACTGGACAGATAGGATTGTAGGAGATGATGTAACTAATGCTCATCCTGGATTCATATTAGAAGACATAGATAATGTAGGTACCTACTTAAGGACTATACAACAGTGCTTCTATCATAACAATAGGTTAGGAATACTTACTGATGATAATGTAGTAATGAGTAAGTCATCAAAATTCTTTAACTTCTACTACAGCTCAGCGTTAACTATAACAGATAACGATCCAATTGATATTAACTGTTCAAGTTTACGCCCAGCTGTGCTCCATGGAGTACTTCCTACTGCACAAGGTTTGATACTGTTTAGTAGGAATCAACAGTTTATCATGTTCTCTGATGCAGAAGTATTAACACCTGCCTCAGTAGTAATACGTGGTATCTCTAACTATGAGATGGATTCTAAGATAGATCCAGTTGAATCTGGTACTCTAATTAATTTCGTCAGTAAGACACCAAGTTCTACAAGAGTATTCAGCATACAAACTAGAGGAGCGGAAGAGAGTCCTGATGTATTTGACATTGGTAAAATTGTATCTGGATGGATACCACAAGTTACAAAGAATTTAATCAGTAGTCCTCCTAACTCACTCCTCGCTCTGTATGGAGACAACACAGGTGTAGGGTCTCCTACTATATACATTTACAAGACTTATATTGTAGGTGAAAAGATGGTGATGCAGGCATGGGTTAAATGGGATTTACCTGGTGACATACAGCACGTCTCAATCGATAATGATGTAATGTATGCAGTTGTAGAGAACTCACATCTCACAGATGTTGATGCAGATAAAGGTAAGTATATACTATGTAGTACTAACTTGACTGAAGCTCCAGAGGAAACCATCCTTACTACAGCTGATGGTCAAAGAGTTAATCCACATATGGACTTATATACTGCAGCTACTAATGGTAGAGGTGATATAGATACATACACTGTAGCTGGTAATGGAGCTGATGGAAATAGAAAGCCAAATACATATATAGTAACCGATGCTCCAGGATCTAGCTCTGGTGAAATGTCTGATTGGAAAGTTGTAGTTGCAACTGATGGTGCTGCAGTAGTAACCATGATGGATGGTGGTAAAGGTTATGTGGTTGGTGAAACAGTTACTATTAATACAGGTGGTGGTGCTAATATAGTTATCACCGTTACAGCTGTCAACGGTACTGAAAAGAAGGTTGTATATGATGCAGCTGGGGACTTTTCTAAATGCTACATACCTTATATAGATCTTAAAGACTTAAATCCTGTTATCCTTATTGCAGGTAACGCTACTGATAACTTTGCAGGTGTTACTGAATCTGGATTCACTATTAACCCTACAAGTGTTGTTGATGGTAATGACGTATACTTCAAAGTGCCTGGCAAGGATCTATCAGGACAAGCTGATAACGTATTTGTAGGTTATCAATATAACTATGATGTGGAGTTACCTAAGACATATTATAAACTTAATCCTGAAGGAACACTGTATGACTATACTGCAGCTTTAACTGTAGCACGTATGAAGTTTGCTCTTGGTCTATCTAGTGTATGTAGTTTTAAAGTAACAAGTAAAGGCTATAGAGGTGACCTGGCTGAGTTCACAGGAGACGGCTCTACAACAGCCTTCAGCGTGCCC